ACAATAAAATCGTTATTTTCTGTAATTAAATATTCAGTCATTTTTTTTAGTATATACGTCCGGCTGTTTAGTTAGCGCGTTCTATTGCGATGAGTAAGTCTTGACCCTCTAATCGTATTTGACCGCCAACATTTATATTTTGACCGCCACCACCAATCATTGATTGTAATTTGTTTAATGGCGCTATAACTTCCGGATTTTGTCGTGCGCCTGGATATTCACCAACTAACCCCATTGTTGGACCGCTAACAATACCACCGTTGGCGAATGCTGACGCTTCACCACTTGCAATTTTTGGAATTACCGTTTGAATAGCTTTTGAAATTGCGATTAATGCAACACCCGCAGCGATTGCAGTTGCCGGCGATTTGAAAGCCATTTTAATAGCCTTCATTGTTAAACCAATTTTTATTGCGGCTTTACCTAAATTCTCTGCAATTTGAGCAATTCCGCTAATAATAACACCGCCCAATGCGCCCATTAAATTACCGCCGCTTGTGATTGCGCTGCCTATTGCGCCCGACATTCCCGTAACAACATTTTGCATTCCCGCCGTCATGATTTGACCGGCTTGATGTTGAAATTCCGCCGCACGTTCTAAAAACGCCAATTGGCCTTCACTTAATACTTGCGACTGTTCAGCTAATGCGGCCGGAATTCCGGCCGTATCGGCTTTTATAGCGCTTGTAATTGGCGTCATTAAACCTTGAGATTCTAAACCGCCACCAACGCCCGAAACTTGTCCACGACCTTGTGTTTGGGGTTGGGTTGGCGAAACAAATGACGTTTGTTGAATTTCTTCGCGTTGTTTTATCGCTTCGCCTTCGGCTTTGGTGTTTTCTTCCAATGCCGTTTTGCGTTGTCTTAACAATGAAATTTCGTTTGTCAAACGTTCGTTCATTGCTTTTTGGGCGCTTATCGAATAACGCCGTTTGCCTTCTAATGTATCTAAATACGCCAATTCTTCTTCAGCGGCTTTTAAACGATTGTCAATTGCTTTTGAATCTAATTTCGAAACAGATGCCGCCGTCGCTTCTTTTTGTGCCTTTGTATAGCTATTTAAAGCCGTTACAACCAAAGCAATCGCGCCCGCAATTGCAATAATAGGGTTTGCAGCCATTGCCATTGTTAAAACTCGAAATCCGGTTGCGGCTATTGTTAATATTGGACCTAATGCCGAAAGGCCCGTCATTATTTTACCGAATATTATAAGCATAGGACCGGCCGCCGCTAAAATACCAGTCAATGATAAAATGATTTTTTGTGTTTGTGGCGATAAATTTTTAAATGAATCCGCTAAACCTTTTACAAATGTTGACAATTTTGTAACCCCCTTAACAACTGCCGGCAAAATTATTTGTCCGATTTCCATTAAGGAATTTTTCATTGTTGCCATTCCTTTTGTAAATTGGAATGATGCCGATTGTGACGTTTTTTCAAACGCTTCGTCGGTTGCGCCTAATGTATTATTTAACGCGTCAAATATTTTTTCATTATCTGCGGCGCCTTTTCCGGTTAAATCTAAAACACCTTTTAATGCTCGAAGATTTGGGAATATTGCCTTTGCGTCCATTCCCGTTTGTTTTAAACGGTTTGACAAATCTAACAACGTAGGCATTAATCCCTTTTGTTCTAATGATTGCGCGATTTCTTCTTGTGAAGTACCCAACGCCAACATTGCTTCGGCGCTTTGCACTGTTGGTGCTTTTATAGACGCTAAAATTGCGGTCAATTGTGTTGCACCAACTGCGGCGTTTGTTCCGGTTCTTGACATTGCAGCCAATGCCGCGCCGACTTCGTTAAATTCAACGCCCATATTTGACGCCAACGGAATAACTCCGCCCATTGCACCGGCTAATTCTGACGCCTCTAATTTACCTTCACGAACCGATGCAACCAAAATATCGGTTGCGCTAGTAGCGTTAAGATTTTCAACGCCATACGCGTTCATTGCGGACGTTGCTAAATCTGCAATTGTCTTTGTTTCGCCTAATCCAACGGCCGCCGCTTTTAACGACGCGCTTAATGTGTCGGTTGCGTCCGCGCCTCGTAAACCCGCCGACGTAATAAAAAACAATGCTTCTGCCGCTTCGTTTGCACTCCGTCCGGTATCTGTTGCCATTTTCTTTGCGGTTTCACCCATTTCAGAAACTTTGTCCGCCGCAATACCAACCAAAGATTCAATTTGCGTCATTGACTTATCAAAATCCAATGCCAATTTTGTAGCGGCCGCACCGGCTGCAACTATTGGCAATGTCAATTTAGTAGACATTGAACGCCCAACGCTTTGCATTTTAGATCCAAACGCTTGAAGTTTTGAACTCGCTGAACTTAACGCATTATTTAATTTCGACGAATCGCCGGTAATATTAACTTTTAAATTTGATTCGGCCATAAGAATATTTTAAACAAAAATACAAAAAAAAAGACGCTTTTATTTTAACGTCGTTTTCTTTGTCATTGATTTATATTTTAATTCAAACGCTTCCATTTGTTCACGCGTTGACTTTGGTTTTGCGCGTTCAACTTTACGTTTTTGGTCTATCGGTAATTCGAACAATTTTTCCGGTTTTATCATTTGCGATTTTTTAGAACATTGAACGTTGTGAATCATTGCTGCTAAATATCGCGTTTGTTCCCAATTCAAATTTATATTGTTGTGATAATTTTCCGCCAATAGCGCATTTTCTCGCCAGGTTTGCCGCCAAAAATCATTTGGGTGTACGCCTACTAAACCAATATAATAATCGGTTAAACTTTGGAATGTTATTTGGCTTTTGACGGCTTCGGCTTTCCCGTTGGTTTGATTTCGCCGCTTAAACTATTACCTAAAATTTTTGATTCTAACATTGTTTCAACAATTTTATTTATTGTTTCGGCTTGTAATTCGTCTAACCATGCGCCAACCGAATAAACATTGTAATCAATTTCATTGCCTTGTTCTTGATCGTTTGCTAATATAGCTGAATAAATTAAAGCGCGTAAACCTTTTAATGATATTCCGTTTTGAAAAACATTTCCAATGTCTTGAAGTGAAACGCCTAATTGCTCGGTAAATTCCGACCAAAAATTCATTGAAAAGTGAAGTGTTCGTTTTTTGCCACCGACATTGATGTCGATGTAACCTTTGTGTTTGTTTGCCATTTTAATATTTGTTTGTCGTTAATAAATAAAAAAAGCCACCGCCAAAAAATGACGGCGGCCAAAATAATAAACTTTTAAAATTTTAGTTTGTTGATTTAGTAATTGCGCCGGTGATTGTAATTGAACCGGAATAAGTGACGGCCGCTTCCATTTCTGCGGACATTTCAACACTTGACAAAAAGCCTTCAGCAGTATATACCGCGTCGCCGGTTTCGGCCGTTCCAAATACACAAGTCAATTGTGTACGCGCCAAAAGGTAATCAGCAAATTCAATTGCGTTTGCAGTATCATCATAAGCAACTAAACCTTCAAATGATATTTCGCCGCCTTTTACGCCGCCGATATATTCAGAAAATCCGTTTGAATCTTTTGTTGTTGCTTCGGGTGTGTCCATTGACAAAGACATTGAACAACTTGTTGTGTGTCCAACTGTATCGCCCTCAATTGTTAAAATTAAATTTGTTCCGTTAAAAACTCCCGTAGTAGCCATATTTTTATATTTTAAAGTTTATTAAATTTTTTGTAAATATACGAATTATTTATTTTATTAATCCGTTATATAGTTAATGCCGGCGAACTTGTGGACGCCTTCGTCTTGTATTGTTATTTCGTACGCGGACCAACTCGCAATCGCTGAATCGTTTTCATCGCGCCATAAAACGTCAACGCAAAATTTATCGTATAAAACCGGCGGTGTGATTTCATTGCCTTGTTCGTCGTATTGTCCAGGCGTTACAACAATATTTCCTAATTTTACTATTGCGTTTTTATGTATTGGATATTCGTTGCCGTCGTCGTCGGTTTCAACGCCTAAATTAGTAATTAACGAATAAACTATTGATTCATTTTCAAACTCGTATTTTTTAACTATATGCGCCATTTTAAAGTGTTGTTAATTTAATTGCTTCCGTTTCTGTCAATACTTTATCATAAACCCTTGTGTCGTAAACCTTGCCTTCAAAATTTCTACTTGTACCGCTTTGACTTGCGAAGTTTAATTTATCTAATCCGGTCGGTATATCTCCGCTTGTGTCTGTATCTTTTAAAACTCCGTTATGATATACTTTAAACTGATCTTTT